GGGTTGAAAGTGGCTCAAATCGGCTCGTAACGGTTTTGGGTAGAGACACAGGAGAGGTTTTAGGCCATTCAGAGCCCAGAATCCACACTCCGCTGAACAATCTGCCATCAAAAGGCCATGAGCTCATTGATCTAGCTGACAAAATTGGCATCAGCCTGATGGATTGGCAAAAGTTCTTCATCATCAACAGCCACAAAGTAAAGCCGGATGGCAGGTGGGCATCCCCTGTGAATGTCTGCACCGTAGCGAGACAGAATGGCAAAAGTTTTTTGATGCAGCTTAGAATCCTGGGCGGTCTTTTCTTATGGGGAGAATCGCTACAAATCGGCTCTGCCCACCGCCTCTCCACATCTTTGGAGCAGTTTAGATCTCTTGTGGACACGATTGAGGCGAGCCCATTTCTGGCATCTCAGGTCAAGCGCATCCGCTGGACTCATGGCTCTGAGGAAATTGAGACGGTTCACGGCACACGGTTCATCATCAAGGCCGGTGGTTCAGCGGCTCGCGGTGTCTCAAAGCCTGAAACCATCCACCTGGATGAGTTGCGCGAGATGACCGACCTGGAATCATTTGCATCATTGCGCTACACCCTGATGGCTGCAAAAAATCCTATGATTCTTGCCTATACCAACGCCGGTGATGCCAGCTCAATTGTGCTCAACCAATTTAGAGCCCGCGCCCTTGCTGCCATTGCTGGCGGTGAGGACGATATTGGCTACTTTGAATGGTCAGCGCCCACAGATGATGTCAGCCTTGAAAATGCGGCGTGGAGCAATCCCAGCCTTGGTACGACAATCCATCCTGACAATATTCGCGCCGTGTTTAATGATCCACCTGATGTGGTTCAAACTGAGGTTCTCTGTCGCTGGGTACAGGCAATCGCTTCATGTGTGGATGCCTCAAAGTGGGCGGCTTGTGCTGATGACTCATTTGATTTGGTTGAAGATAAATCCACATGGTTGGGTATTGACCTCTCGCCAGATCGTAAGTTTGCAGCTCTAGTCGGAGCCCAGCAAATTGATGATGAAGGCTCATTTGGTGTGAAGCTCTTGCACACTTGGGATAACACTTTGCAGCTTGATGACAAAGCCATTGCCAATGACCTTGCCTTTTATGCTCGCAAATACTCAACTGATTATGTGCTCTACTCAAAGCGCACAGCCGGCGCAGTCGCGGCGCGCCTCACACCTGCCGGCATACCGACCTTTGACATGGATGCGCTTTACCCACAGGCCTGTGATGAAATGCTCGGATCCATTAACTCTGGCCGGTTGAGATACAAGCCGAATCCTGAGTTCTCCACACAGATGCTCTCAGCTGTGCAATTGCGCAGAGGTGACGGCGGTTGGGTCATTGGACGGCGGGCATCAAACGCAATCGTGTGCGCTGCCGTGGCCACAGCCCTTGTGACACACTTTGCGACACGCCCACCGACAGACCTTGACATCATGGTCATGTAAGGCTACCGGCCACCGTAAAATAGGGGCATGGGTTTCCTTGATGCTTTTGTGCCTCGTAAGGTAGAGGCTGCTCAACAGCAGCCAATTGTGGATGTAGATGCATCTTTACAGCCTTATTTTGCAGCTCAGATTCCGCAATTTTTCCTTTCAGATACCACAGCCACACGCGCTGAGGCAATGAGCGTTCCAACAATCAACCGTGCCTGCTCAATCATTCAGACAATTGGATCATTACCAATGAATGTCTACAATGAAGGCACTGGCATGAAAGTTGATCCGGCACCTCGTGTAATCAATCAGCCTGATCCACGAATTGCGGGTTCAGTATTTTGGAGTTGGATTGTCTCTGATTTATTTTTCCATCCAACAGCTTATGCCTATGTTACAGAGCGTTATGCAGATACAGGCCGCATCCGTTCAATGGAACGCATTGAGCCTGAGCGCGTAACTATTCAAACAAATGCCAATAGCACTGAAATCACCGCATACATGGTTGATGCCAAATACATTGATCCAAATAATCTTGTAGTTTTTGCTGGATGCTCAGAGGGTTTACTTTATCGCGCTGGCCGAACAATCAAAGCCGCAGCAGCTCTTGAAGTAGCCGCATTAGATTTTGCACTTAATCCAATTCCTCAAATGCTTTTAACTACCAATGGCACATCATTGCCCGCAGACCGCGTGGCAAAGGTAAAGCAGGCGCTATTGGGTCGCGTAAAAAAGGCCGCTGTATTCCTTAACGCTGATGTAAAGCTTGACACTCTTGGTTATGATCCAAAGTCTCTCCAAATGAATGAAGCTCGCAATTATGTTGCTTTGGAATTGGCGCGAGCCACTGGAATCCCTGCGTACTTTGTAGATGCACAGCAGAGCACATTTACTTATAGCAACGCATTAGACAAGCGCAGGGATCTTATTGATTTTGCTTTCCGCAATTATCTTTCAGTTATTGAACAGCGAATGAGCTTTGCTGACTTTGTGCCAGCAGGCCAAAAGGTGCGTTTTGATTTGGACGATTTCTTGCGTGGTTCACTAGCTGAGCGCATTGCAGCGTATAAAACACTATTCGACATTGGAGCTATTTCAGTGGACGAAATACGAGAAGAAGAGGATCTGTTTTCATGAAAAATCTGACTATGCCAATTGAGATTACAGCATCAGCTACGGAATCTCGCACAATCTCAGGTCGCATTGTGACATTTGATGAGCCAGCCCGCGCATCAATTGGAAAGACAATTTTTGCTCAGAATTCTTTGCAACCAAAAGAGGTTTACCTCGTAGTAGGACACAATCGCCAATCACCAACACGCGTTGGCCGATCTATTGAGATGGCACTATCAGCTGATGGAAAAGGAATTGATGCAACATTTAAGGTAGCTGAAACAACAGCAGGAAATGACATTTTGGTGCTTGCCGCTGAAAAATTGGTGGATGGTTTGAGCGTTGAAGCGGACATTCACGATTACACCACATTGAAAGATGGCACCGTCAAAATTTTATCCGCTGAGTTAAAAGCCGTTGCAGTAGTCGCTGAGCCAGCCGTTTCCAGCGCTCGAATCACATCAGTTGCAGCTGAGCAATTAACAGACAATGAAGATTCTGAATCCACTCCGGATGCAGAACAAACAACAAACGAAGGAGACGAAGTGGACAACACCGTCACACAAGCGGATGCCGTTGAGACGGTAGAAGCCGCACAGTCAGTAACAGCAGCAGCGACAGCTGTTGGTGGATTCAAGACAAAGGAGCGTTTGGATACCCGTCCAGAGACTTTCCTTTTTCATCAGATCAATGCATCACTCCGCAGCTCTGATTCAACAGATTCATTGCGCTATCTCGAAGCCGCAGCTGATACCACAGACAATGCAGGTCTTATCAAAACTCCGCAGCTTGCAAAGGTAATCAACGGCCTTTCTTCATTTGTACGACCTACAATTGAAGCCATCAGCTCAGAAACCATGCCTACTGACGGAATGACTTTTGAAATTCCTAAGATTACCCAGGCACCCCTAGCGGGAATCGTTGCAGAAGGCGATGCATTTACAGAGCAGGATCAGAATTCTGCTTTCCTCACAGTCACAAAGCAAAAGTTCACAGCGCAGCAAAAGTTCTCTGTTGAGCTCTTTACGCTTTCAAATCCCAGCTACTACACACAGGTAGTGCGCAACATGAACGCTGCAATGGCTACAAAGCAGGATGCATATGCAAACTCTGTTTTGGTATCAAATGCGACAGCAGACACATCAACAGTTGCAACATATCCAACAGCAACAGAGTTGCTCCAGTTTGTCGCTCGTGGCGCATCTAGCGTTTATGAGAACACAATCGGACTTCCAAATCCATTTGCTGTAAACATGATTGGTAACACAAAGCAGTGGGCAAATATCATTGGTCTCAATGATAATGGCCGCCCAATCTACGCTGCATCAAACCCAATGAACGCTGGTGGACAGATTTCCACACGCGCTCGCCGTGGCATGGTTGTAGACATGGATTTCTTTGTCACAGCCAACACAGCAGCAGGAACAGACACAGATGGCTCACTCATCATTGTTAATCCTGATGCATACACATGGTATGAGGATCCATCTATGTATCAGCTCCGCGCTGAATCAACAGCTGATGGTTCAATCACTCTCGGTCTATATTCATTTGGTGCAGTAGCTGTAAACATTGCTGCCGGTGCTTATAAGATCAACAAGGCGTAATAGCCCCCATTAATCATGGGCTAGTTCTCCCGATCTAGCCCAGCAGTCGAAAGGATGTCTCATGCCCAGCATTGTCACAGCTACACAGCTCCGCACCGTGCTGGGCGTGAGCACATCTTTGTATGATGACGTATATCTCAATGAAATAATTAACACTAGCGAGGCCGTAATCCTCCCAATGCTGGTTGCTAACACCACAGCAATTGATTCTTACAAGCTCACTAGCAATGTGGCTTACTTTTACACATTACGCGAGCACCACTTTTCGGTAGGCCAATCCGTCATTGTCACCGGCCTACCATCACCATTTAGCGCTACACACACTGTCGTAACTGCCGGTGATTTCCAATTTACAGCTGCACTCACAAATGCTGATGTCAATTTGCGTGAGTCAATCCCAGCAGGCAAAGCCACATTATCCGGCTACTCAGCCGCTGAAATCTATGCAGGCAATGATGCCGTTGAGTCAGCCATCCTTGCTGTGTCAGTTGAAGTTTTCCAATCTCGCATTGCAGCCGGTGGTCAGATTGAGGGTGTGGACTTTGCATCAACGCCATACCGGATGGGGCGCAGCCTCACCAACCGTGTGAGCACTTTGCTTTATCCATTCTTAGATGCTCAGGGCTTTGTGCAATGACCGCATCAAGCCTTGCAGGTACTAGATCCACATTGGCTGCCGCTTTCAATTCATTAGCGGCTACCTCTTATAGCTCAGTGCCTGAATCACCAATTCCACCGGCAATTGTCATTGTGCCGTCATCGCCTTACATGGAGCCTACTTTGATTGGCTCACTCACCAAAGTAAAAGTCAATTTTACGATTACAGCAATCGTGCAATACAACAGCAATCCTGGGGCATTGGATAACCTAGAGAAGCTGGTCATAGGGATTCTGGCGGCAGTGCCGGCAGGGTATGAAGTAGGAAATGTAGAAAAGCCAACGCCGTTGGAAGTTGGAGCATCAACCATGCTCTGTGCGGACATCAATGTCAGCACCTACTACACACAAACAAACTAAGGAGCACAAGTGGCAACGACAATCATCACTGGTCGCGATCTCACATTGACGATTGCGTCCACAAGCTATGATGCCCAGGCATCTTCAGCAACTCTCACAAACTCACCAACCATTGAGACTTATCAGACATTGGACGGCAAGGCATACAAGCACATTGACGATCAGTGGACATTTGATGTATCAATGCTCGCAGACTGGGGTGCATCAGGATCGCTCTGTGAAGCTCTCTGGACAGCTTGCGAGACATCACCTAACAGCACATTGGCAGTCTCACTCACAGCTGTAACAGGCGCAGTGTTTGCTTTCAATGTCATGCCTGTATTCCCAGCAGTGGGAGGCACAGCGCCAGATGCTCAGACTGTTGATCTATCATTCACAGTCGTTGGCACACCAACTGAAACATTCAGCTAAAAACAACTAATCGGGAGGACAAGAAATGAAGCTACCAATCACAATCGAATATAACTCAGGTGAATCTGCAACCTACACGGCTGCACCACCTGAGTGGGTAAAGTGGGAGAAGTCCACAGGAAACATCATCTCTCAGGCTCAGGAAAAGATTGGCTTATCCGATCTAACATTTCTGGCATATCACGCCATGAAGCGTGAAGCGGCAGGCAAGCCTGTCAAGCCTTTTGATGTGTGGATTGAAACTGTTGCCGGCGTTGAAGTCGGTGATGCAAGCCCAAAAGTTACCCAGCCGGAAGCCTAAGCCGTACCGTGTGGGAGCTCTCGTTAAAGACGGGGCTCCCACCGGAGGTTTTTGAAACAGCGGAGGACATCCTCACAGTTTTAGAGATTTTGGAGAGAGACAATGCAAAATGAGACAATCAGCTATGACAAGGCTGAATTGCGCTCCATTGTCAAGGCTTTCAAGGCAATGGATGATGAAGCAACTGACCAGGCAAAAAAGGTGTCAAGCAACCTGGCAGATTTTGTCTCTGACAAAGTAAAGAGCGCAGCTCGTCAAACCCGGTCAATTCCAAAGGTAGCATCTCGGATTGCTGAGGGCTCAAAGGTTTCTAAGTCATCTAAAATTGGCGAGATTTCCTACGGCTTTGCATCTCAAAAGTTTTCCGGCGGTGCGACCACGCGAGACCTTTGGGGTGGCGCAGAGTTTGGATCTAATAAGTTTAAGCAATTCCCGGTGTGGTCTGGGCGTGAAGGTCGCGGCTCTCGCGGTTGGTGGATTTATCCAACTTTGAGAAGTGTGCAACCTGAAATCATTAAGCGCTGGGAGCAGGGCTTTTCAGAGATAGTTAGGAAGTTCGATTAATGGCCGGTAGCCGTACCCTCAAACTTTCCATCCTCGGTGATGTAGACAATCTCAACAAAAGCCTGAAAACAGCAGGCAATGATGTAGATGGTTTTGGTGACAAGATTGGCAAAGCTGGCAAAGCAATGGGCGCTGCCTTTGCAGCTGCCGCAGCTGCCGCTGGCGCTTATGCCCTCAAAATCGGCGTGGATGGGGTCAAAGCCGCCATTGAAGATGAGAAGGCACAGACACAGCTGGCCTTAGCCTTACAGAACGCCACAGGGGCAACACAGGGGCAAATTAAGGCCACTGAGGATGCAATCCTCCAAATGTCTTTGGCCACAGGTGTTGCTGATGACGCTTTGCGCCCGGCGCTTGGTCGCTTGGCTAGATCAACAGGCTCAGTTGAAGATGCTCAAAAACTACTCAACACAGCTTTAGATATTTCAACAGCCACAGGCAAGCCGCTTGAAACCGTTGCAACAGCGTTGAGCAAGGCTTATGACGGCAACAGTGCAGCTTTGGGCAAATTGGGTATTGGTCTCTCAGCGGCAGAGCTAAAATCAATGTCATTTGAGCAGGTACAAGGCCGCTTATCGGATCTCTTTGGCGGTGCAGCAGCGGCCAACGCTGAGACATATTCAGGGCGCATTGCTCGGATGCAGGTTGCCTTTAATGAAGCCAAAGAAACAATTGGCTTTGCTCTTTTGCCTGTTCTTGAAAAGGCAATGAACTTTGTTAATGACTTTGCGACACCTGTATTGCAGGCTTTCAATGATGGCCTAAGCGGTAAGGGTGGCATGGCCTACTACATCACTTACCTTTCAACCACCATTAAAAATGTCTTCACGCCTGTGTGGGCTGGTCTGCAATCGGCTTTCAAATCCATCAAGGAAGCCATTGGCGATAACATGGAAACATTCAAGCAATTTGGCGCTTTTATTGCTAACTATGTTGCACCTATCCTGGGTAATGTTTTGGGCAAGGCTTTTGAAGGCGTGGGCATTATGGCCGGAGCTGCCATTAATATAATCAGTTCAGTGATCCGTGTAATCGGTGGCCTAGTTGATAATGCCATTGACGGCATCAATGCTCTCATCAAGGCTTACAACGCAATTCCGTTGCTGCCTAATATCTCACTGATTAATAAACCAAATCTCAGTTTTGGCACTGGATCAACACCAACCATCCCTAAGGTTCCTACACCGACATACACGATCCCTGATGCGGGCTCAAACATTGTCACAGGCGGCGGTGTGTCTGCCGGCGCTGGCAAGGCTAGCGATAAGGGCGTAGCAGCTGCATCAAAAACAGCAGCAAAGGCAGCTGAGGATGCTGCAAAGCTGGATGCTCAATTTGGCTATTCAGCAGGTTATTCTGAAAGCGCTTTTGC